CTGTCTCCTCGTCTTTTCGGATCAACGCCTTTGACCAAGAACGAGATCCGTTCGATCGCTCGATTCGTCACCGTGAAAAAGAATTCTCGGTAAAAGAGAAAGATGGCACCCATTCACAGCGCGGCTCGGAACGGAAACTTGAATCGCGTCAAGACACTTTTGAATCAGGGCGTCCCCGTGAATTCTCGAGACGAGTATGGAAGGACACCACTTCACTACCCTGCTAGAGATGGGCAGCTAAATATGGTTCAGGAACTTCTCAGGCGCGGGGCATATGTGAATCCACGCGCACATAATGGTCAAACACCACTTGGCTTGGCTGCTACTTTTGGACAACGCCGCACCATCCATGCGCTTATGAAGGCGGGTGCGAATCCAAAATACAGAACTAAAATAGGTCTTTCACCTTCAAATTATGCAACTAACAAAGCGACCCGAAACACCGTGAAGACTTCACGTGCCGCCACGAAGTGGCTAGCAATGGTACGTAAACGAAGAGCGGAACGCATGCTCCTGTCTCCTCGTCTTTTAGGGTCTACGCCACTGAACAATAAATCGATTGCAAATATAGCTCGGTACTTGACTGTCATGAAGAAAAAGAATTCTCGGTAAAAGAGAAAGATGGCGACCATTCATCAATCAGCAAAAAGCGGAAACTTGAATCGCGTCAAGGCACTTTTGAATCAAGGTGTTCCTGTGAATTCTCGTACTACTGGTGGGATTACGCCGCTTCACTTTGCTGCTTCTGCAGGACGCTTGAATGTCGTTCAGGAACTTCTCAGACGCGGCGCACGCGTGAATCCACGCTCACATCATGTTGGGGTTACACCACTTCATTCGGCTGCGTATTCTGGACATCCTCGCGTTGTTCATGCGCTTATACAAGCGGGTGCGAATCCAAAGTATAGACACATTAGCGGAGGAACACCTTACAACGCTTCAAGTAGACACACGACCCGAAACGCATTGAAAACTTCACGTGCCTTCGCGAAATGGTTGACGGCGGTGCGTAAACGAAGAGCGGAACGCATGCTTTTGTCTCCTCGTCTTCTCGGGTCGACTCCCTTGACCAAGAACACGATTCGGACGATCGCTCGATTTGTAACAGTAAAAAAGAAATCTCCTTAAAATAGTATATGGTGAATAAGCCTCGTCCTAAAAATTACGCAAACTTTCGATCGTACGCCAATGCTGTCCGTACGTGGTATATGAATAAACCGATAAACGCAGAAAACACACTGAACCTATATACAAACGCGCTTCAGAACTTTTTTCGGGAACGTGGCGGACCATCCAATCAGCAGAATATGATCAATCGTGAAGTTGAAAATATGTACAAAAAATACAATATACTCCGTAAAAAATGGTTTGAACCAAACAGGCCCGAGAATTTCTATGCAAAAGAAAGTCGGATGTCAAGAAAGTTGGCCAAGGGTCCGTTTAGTACGAATTTGTATTATAATTTGAAAAATATAAAGAACAAAGTGCGACGTCGTACTATGAATGAAATAGCCGCAGGACATTTCATGAAGGCATTTGGAAATTCAAAATACAATACGATACGGAATACACTCGTGAAAAAACTTGGTACGGCATGGACAAATACTGGAAGAAAAACAAATAGTTCTAAGATTTTAAGAAATCCAAACACGGGAAATACTTATTATTTCAACAACGTATCCAACAGATGGAATATTTATACTCCGACAAATTTGACAACATTCAGAAATACGAATGGATCTGTATGGGTCTTTGTCGGGGGTAAATGGTATAAAGTGCACACGAATAAATAGAGTATGGAACTCGTTGCAAGTGATGGCTGCGTCTTTCAGGTTCCAGACAAACTTGTCCGGAGCTGCGTCTTGTTGAAGAACATGTCGGAAGATACAAAGGGAGAACAAGTGCATCTCCCGAATGTGTCATCGAGCATGATGGGTGAAATTCTAAAGTTTCACATGAATTCAGGTTGCATTCAAAAAGTCACAGTCGAGTTGTTGAATGCAGTCGATTTCATTGGCTACGAGTTGATGTTTGATAGCTTGTGCAGACAGATGGCGGACAGTCTGAGAGACAAAAGTGTGACGGAGATTCGCACTATTTTGGAATTATAAAAATAATAATAATATTAATGAGTTGGGCTGATTTGACTGCACTGTCTGTCGCTGAAATTATAGGTGATTTCGGGTTGAAAGATTTCGCACGCTCAGGATCCATGAAGGGGTTTGGGCAGGGGCTGTTGGGATATACCGGAATTATTTATTTTTTAATTCGATCTTTAAAAGTTGGAAATGTGTTGTATGTGAATGGAATGTGGGACGGTATCTCATCCGTGCTTGAATCTTTGGCGGCATACTTTCTTCTAGGGGAACGACTCAAGAGACCTATAGAATACGCAGGACTCGTGGCGATTATTCTCGGAATTTTCTTGTTACATGCGCCCGAAGGAAAAATTCCTTTCTAAATATAAATGGATGAGAACAAAAAATACATGTACACCCTGGACCGAAAGCACTTGAAACAGTTTGAACATTTGCTTCGAAACCTCAACAGGATTCAGCAGATGCACAAAAAGGAGATGAACGCATTGAATGCACTTTTGAAATTAAAAATAAAGAATTAATTTCTAAATTAATTCAAATGGATCCGGAGGAACCTCTTTTGAGAGATTTGGAACCAAAAACAAAGCATCAATGGTTACGATGGGTCCCAATTGTCGGACTCATTGTAAGCATGTACAGTGCCATATTTGCATCAGCTGTGCTTTTTCCATGGCACCAAAAATTATGGAACGAGTTTGAAAAAATGAAATCACAGTGTATTAAAGAATAATGGTTTTAAATTGATACAAATGTCCCTCAATGTCCGTAAACTCAACCCTGACGCACTGCTTCCGTCTCGCCCCAGTGATGGTTCCGCTGGGTATGATTTGTTTTCAGCAGACAGCTACGTCATTCTTCCCGGACATCGCGTCGTGGTCTCTACAGGAATTAGTGCCCAGTTCCCACCCGGAACCTATGGTCGCATTGTATCTCGCACTGGACTCTCCGTGAAGCACGGGCTAGATGTTCTTGGCGGAGTTGTCGATCCGGATTATACCGGTGAAATCAAAGTTGTTCTTCTGAACACAGATGTTCGACAACCGTTTGTCATTCGGCCCGGATACCGCATCGCCCAGATCATTCTGGAGAATTTTACGATTGTCCACGTCAATGAGCTCCCATCCGAGTCTAGTGAGGTTCAAGCCTGAGCCTCTGCCCAGAACAAGTTCACAATGGCATTTGTGACATTGGATGTATTACTTACGTCCTGAACATAAATTGCCAAAGTATCAGGTCCATCTGGTGCAAAGTTTGGACCACCAATCACGCCTCCCGTCAACTCTTTCAGCGAAGACAAATCAATCACATTGGTTGATCCGCCGGCACAAATTGTTGACAAGATGCGCTCTCCACCACTGAAAATGTTCGATGCCGTAAACGAATTGCTCACCTGCGTGAAACTCGGCTGCCCGCCGTTTGCTGTTGAGTTGACATTGATCCAATTGATGTTTGAAAATCCTCTTGGATTCAGAATACCAGTCACATTCACAATGGTGTTTGCAGTCACCTCCAGCTTTTGAAGCAACAACTGAGCACGATTCAGCAAATCGCGATCACCCATATTTCCGACTATACCGTTCGAAACCGATGGTGCAAGCCGAAGCAAGAAGAGAGGAATGGCATTCGAAGTTGCATTGATTCCTGTAATGTTCGAGTACACATTTGCATAATTGAAATAGTATCCGCGATCTGTATCAAACTGTCCATCCATCAAAAAGGCTGACCCCCAGTGAGTCAAGCTTGGTGTGCACGTGATACTTGTCAGAAGGACTGTTGAGCCGGGTGCATGACTTGTCGCGACTGAACCCAGAAAATTACGATTCTGATCCGCAATGTTGTAATTGAATGCTGTTCCGCGAGTCAGACCATTCAAAGCAAATGACGCCTTTGAAGAATATGAAATCAGTTCAGAATCAATCAGAACTGTTCCAGATTTGGGCCAGAATGTCGTGTCGTCATTCAACAGAATGTTTGAAGTTGTTGACGTTATTTGACCATTCAGAGTAGAAACTGCGGCAGACATTTCATTGATTAATTCGTAACGGACTGCCAAGTTTCCTGTTCTCATGTACGCCTCATTGTTGACATTGTTGTTACGGACACGGTGCGCAAAAACCCAGTTACCGTCAGACCCACGAATCATAAAGTCGACGAATCCGGCGCCATACCACGTAAACTGAAGACCAATCATTTGCATCTTTGTGACGTCAACCTTGTATCCAGAAGCACCAAGACCATCAATTGTATCGCGATTGAAGTTGGCCTGATCGGTTCTGACTTCGGCGACACGCACGGCTTTGATTGGTACAGTTGGAATGGACAATCCACGATATGGGGGATTAAAAGTGAGTACGCCCTGTGAGAGAATACCTGTCACGGTATGAGTCATACCGCGCAAGACAAACTTGTCTCCGACTTTGAGCTGATCTTGGAAACGAGTTGTCGGATACACAAAAGTGACATTTCCCGTCTTGCTTCCGAAAGGTACAGATACCAAACTTGGTGCAAAACCAATCGTAAATTGGGTCAAAGAATCAACCGAAATGATGTAGACTGTGTCCAGATAGGATGGGAAGAATTGCGAAATCACATGCATTCCTTTCAACAGACCAGTCGTGGAAGCCACCGTGACTTGGGTGCTGACATCTCCAATGTTCACAGTGTTGGGGAAGGTAATAGCTTGAGTTCCAAACGTCACTGTTCCGATTGTTGTGTCTGTGTAAGTATTTCCGACAAGTGTCTGTCCGTTGACTGAGGTGATGACAGTTCCGGCCAGCTGGAATGTGCACGAGCGTTTGACGCACCACAGTGTCTGACCGTCATACTCCCAAAACAGACCATTTTGATCATCGAAACAACCAGCGCGGGCAGAAGATCCGTGCCAGTTGGATATAATGAAGCGGGGCTGGGTCAAAAATGCTGGATTTGTCGATTGTAGAGTGGTTGTCGCGAGGACATTCAATGTCTTGGAATCAACAACCTGATTGATTGTGTATGAACCGTTGTACGCATTTTCCTTCACACCGTTCAGTGTAATTGTCGCTCCGGCTTGGCAACCGTGGTAAATATCTGTGACGATTGTGATGTTACTTCCAGGGGTTGTTCCACTTGCATAGACGCGAGAAACGTCATTATTTGGACAGAACAGTGTACCCGATGACCAGAGCAGACCCTTTCCGGATTGGTAGCGGAATACCTTCTTTGACTGACGACACACCATAGCTCCGTGTGTTGTCACGAGAGGAGTCAGAAGCACTCCACCGTCAAATGGCCGGTGCGTCACAGTCGAATACGGCTGGACATAAATGGACCCACCACTGGGTACAGTCGAACCGACAGCTGAAACAAGTGAACTGAAAATGAATGAGTTTGCTTGGGGAACGCTTTCGATGAAAAAATTGCCGTTGATTCCGACAACTCCAGTGCCGGACCAGCTGTTTGATGTGATTGGCGTCCCGGGCATCATTCCGTGAATGTTTGACGTCCAAACCTGAACCAAATTGGAGTTTTGAGCAATTTGCGTGACGCTGATTTTGCAGTTTCCAGAATTAAACACACTTCCGAGACGGATGGTTGTCGATGAAGTAAAGAGTGATCCAGCTGGAACTTGCCCTTTTGAAAAGTATGTAAATGTATTTGCGGATAAACTTCCGAACACACCGGGTGTGCTTGTATTGGCTGAAACCAAGAAGAAACCTTCTGCTCGATCGGCTGTACGGTTGTAATTTGCCAAACTGTTCACTGTAATCACTGAACCAACTGGTGGAAGTGCAGTGTTGGACGTCACAAATACATTCGAAACGACATAGCCATCTGATTCGACATCCGCAATGGTTAAATCAGTTCCCGGAATTTCATAAAAGGAGGGAGTTTTACGAATCTCCTGATGCGTCTGCCACTTTGTTGGCTGAATTCCATACTCGAAATCAGCGTCAATGAGGGACTGACCAAGGGACACACGCTGTCTTTCAATGGCGTCTGTGCCAAAGTCAAACGGTCTGACTTGCAAAATAGACGAGTTTTTCGATTGCTGGCTGAATGTTCCATCAATCGTGCGACTCATATTACTTTTATGAAAGAAAATCTTTTTGTTGATTATTCCTCATCGAGATCAAACTCAAAGGATAGCTTTTGTTTGTCACACAGATTCTTCAGAAACTCCTTCTCTTCATTCACCGTTTTGACAATCTTCTCGTGCAAATCCTTGAAACTGTCCATGCGCTTCGTCTCAAACACACGGCGAACACGTGCAAGACGCTTGGGAATACGAAACTTGGCAGAGTCATCATGAGGCTTGGGTGTGCAGCAACTGATGGTCAACATTTATAATTACGGGTGCTTTTTTTTTTAGTTATCTGCTTCCAGCTCCAATGTAAATGACCAATCCAACCCATTATTCGATAATGGATTTCCAAATCTGTCTCTGACTTGAATGTTAAGTCGATCTATTTTGTAATTTGGATCAAAAATTTCAACAGACTGCTTGAACTGACTGTCTGAAAAGTAGTTTTGGACACCACCCTTTTGGACTGTAATAGGAATCTTATACGTCGCTGCGTACGGCTCACTGCTTGAATTTCTGAAATTCTCAATGTAAATGTTAATATAATTGTCAAAATCCAGACAATAGGACTTGTTTGCAATAATCTGTACACCAACTTGGTCGGACGTGAATCCCAAAAAGTATCCAAGAGTGCCTGCATCTCCCACAATACTGGAAGCTCCGACAACTGATGTGTACTGAATCTTGTTGGTCGATGTATTCAAGAAGAAACTTCCGATGGCCGGAGTGATTGTATTATTCAGTGTATTCAGAAAGGTTGTCGATGAATAGTTGCCCGGACTGAACGTATACGTTGTTAACGAGCCTGCGATGTTCATAGTGAGCGTGTTGTATGGAGTACGGATGTTGAAGAATCCGAGTGGAATTTCGGCACTCTTCAGAGCTATACGGCGAATATGCAAGTGCTGCCGTCCGAGAATCACGGAACAGTTGAATGTGTCATTGATGGCGTATGTATTATTTTTAACGACATTCAGAGAATATGGGCTGGTTGACAGAGTGTCAACGTGGAGAAACCACACCTTGCTCATTTATGATATAGTTTAAGATAATAAAACCAATGTAACTAATGCAAAGCCAAGCTATCGCCTGGGAGGGGTACGATGAAAACAATATATACATTATTCGGATATACGGTCGAACTGAATTTGGAAGATCCATTTCGGTCGCAACCCCATTCGAACCTTATTTTTACATCAAGGCCCGGGCAAATCATGACATTAAAGTTTTCAAAAGAGAACTCAAAAAATTTGGAAATGTCAGTGAAGTACGGGCAAAGGACTTGGTCGGATTTCGAAATGGACTTTGTGAGCGTTTCTTCAAAGTGACCTGTCAAACTCTGAAGAATATGAAGGTATGTGCTGCTATTGTTTCGACTGGTAAATGTCCGGGGCTCGAGGAACACAATCAAAACACATATGGAGCACAAAAACAACCTTTCAAAGTCTACGAATCAAACATAGACCCCGTCCTGCGGTTCATGCACTTGACAGACATCCGGTCGACTGGCTGGTTCCAAGTGTGTGCACATGAACCAGACTATCAGACATCCTGCGACATTGGATACTTTGTATCCGACTGGAAAAGTCTGAAACCGGTGAACCGAGACGACATCGCACCGATCAAAATTATGTCATTTGATATCGAGTGCTATTCGTCAACTGGACAATTCCCAAAAGCAAACATTCCAGAAGATGTCGTGTTTCAAATTGGCATGACGACAAAGACATACGGGAAAGAAGATCTCGAACGAAAATGTCTTTGCTACAAAAGTACACCAGGATATGATTCATTTGAGACTGAAAAAGAGCTGCTCGAGGCGTTCGAAAAGTACATGTGCAAATGCGATCCAGATATCGTGACTGGCTGGAATATTTTTGGTTTTGATTTGGAGTTTTTGCAGCAGAGATGCGTGTTTCATGGGCTAAACTGCGTATGGGGCAGGTACAAAGATTCTGAAATTGAACTCGTCGAGAAGAATTTGAGTTCAAACGCTCTCGGAGATAACCTCTTGAAAATGGTGCCTATGCGAGGCCGCTATGTCTTTGACCTGTTTCAAGATGTCAAACGTGAACACAAACTTGAAAGCTACTCTCTAAACAACGTCTCGAAACACTTTCTCAAGGACCAAAAGCACGACATGCCAGTAAGTGAAATCTTCAGGAGATTCCAGACTGGCGAAGGACTTGATAAAGTTGCAGATTATTGCGTCCAGGATACAGTCTTGCCACATATGTTGATGGAAAAGCTGTGCCAACTCCAAAACTTGATTGAAATGGCAAAGGCGTGCTGGGTGCCATTGTCCTTTCTGAGCGAGCGTGGACAACAGATTAAAGTGTTTTCACAAATGGCCTACAAAGCCCGACAGCTTGAATTCATCATTCCTGTGCATAAAGCACCCCCTGTACAAATCGAGTCGGATTATCAAGGTGCAACTGTACTGGAGGCTCAGACTGGAGCATATTACTCGCCAATTACTGCGCTCGATTTCGCCTCTCTGTATCCGAGCATTATGTGTGCACACAACTTGTGCTATTCGACACTGGTACTAGATCCTCAGTTTGACAATTTGGAAGGAGTCGAATATGAAAGATTCCAAGTTGGAGACAAAGTGTACACATTTGCACAGAATGCACCTTCCCTTTTGCCAGTCATTTTGACAGATTTGAAGGCGTACCGCAAAAAGGCGAAGAAATTGATGGCTCAACACGAAGGCAAACCTATGGAGTCTGTATATAACGGTCAGCAGCTTGCATACAAAATCAGCATGAATAGCATCTATGGTTTCACAGGGGCGTCCAAAGGAATGTTGCCCTGTGTTGCGATTGCATCAACTGTGACGTGTCGTGGACGCCAAATGATCGAAGAGACGAAAAACTATGTCGAAGAGCACTTTCCTGGTGCACACGTGCGGTATGGAGACTCTGTGATGCCCGGAACTCCGGTGCTTGTGCGTGGTTTGGATGGAATTCGCATCCAGACCATCGAGTCTCTCGCCGAACACTGGACTAATTATCCAGGTTTTCTAAAGGAGGGTACGGACAAAGAGCAGAGTGAACTCGAGGGTATTGAGGTCTGGACGCATCGTCAATGGCAGCCTATCAAGCGCGTCATCCGGCACAAGTGCCAAAAGAAGATTTACCGCGTCTTGACTCATACAGGACTTGTAGACGTCACTGAAGACCATTCTCTTTTGGACTGGAGCCAACCAACGGAAAAGTTGAACATTCTCAAACCAAAGGATGTTCAAGTTGGTCACAAGCTCTATCACTCTTTTCCAGAGAGTCTCTGGTTTGATGAAGTATGCTCGGATGAGGAGGCATTCATTCTAGGTATGTTTGTAGGTGATGGATCGTGTGGATCATACGATTGTCCTTCTGGACCCAAGTCGACATGGGCGATAAATAACAAGGATATTACTCTCCTTGAAAAGTGCAAAGAGTATTGCGAGAAAATCCATCCCGGATACGACTTTGTTATCATGGATACTCTTGAGAGTTCTGGAGTATATAAACTATCTCCACGCGGAGGGTCGGTTGTTGATCTCGTGAAGCAGTATCGAGAGCAGTGTTATGACGGTCAAGCAAAAAAGGTGCCACTAAAGGCATTCAATCGTAACCCCCAAGCATTCCTGGATGGGCTTTGGGCATCAGATGGATGCCGAAAGGATTCCGAAACCACAGGGTGTCACCGTATCGATACAAAAAACCAGGTCACTGCGCAGTGGTACTACCTATTTTTGCGATACATGGGATGCTTCAACGTGTCACTCAACACGCGTTCTGATAAGCCAAATGTGTTTCGTTTGACATGGACAAAGGGTCCACAAAGAAAAGATCCGGAGGCTATCAAAAAAATTGAAGTTCTTCACGAATCTTGGAATGGGTATGTCTACGACCTCGAGACAGAAGCTGGAACTTTCCAAGCTGGCATCGGTCGAATGATTGTCAAAAACACGGATTCAGTCATGGTTGAGTTTGATGTCCAGGGGCGTAAAGGACAGGAGGCGATTGACTACTCGTGGCAACTTGGAGAACAGGCTGCAGAGCAATGTACAAAGTTGTTCAAAGCGCCAAACGACTTGGAACTCGAAAAGGTGTACTGCCCGTACTTTTTGTACAGTAAAAAGAGATATGCAGCAAAGATGTATGAGAAGAACAAAAAGGGCGACATTGCCTTTAAAAAGATTGACGTTAAAGGACTTCAAGTTGTTCGACGAGACAGCTGTGCGTACGTACGAGAAACACTCAAAAAGCTGCTAGAAATGATTCTAGAGAGTGATGATCCCAGACCACCCGTTGACTTTGTCAAAGAGGCGTGTAAACAGCTGAAATCGGGTGATGTCCCGATGGAAAAGTTGCTCCTCAGCAAACAATTGGCATCCAACTACAAATCAAGAATGCCACACGTTGAAGTTCGAGACAAGATTCGGAAACGCGCGCCAGGGTCTGAGCCTCAACAGGGGGATCGTGTTCCTTTTGTGATTATCCAAGCACCCAAAAAGGCGAAAATGTTTGAAAAGGCTGAAGACCCAGGATATGTCAAAGAAAACAACATTCCGATCGATTACGAGTACTACTTCATGCACCAGTTGAAGAATCCCGTGTGCGATTTGTTGGAACCACTTATAGGTAAAAATGTCGAAAAGGTGTTGTTTCCGTCGAAACAAAGGACACTGACAGACTATTTTAGTTAGAGACTGTAATACATAGTATAATAAGTTAAATGGATCAAATTGCAAAACTTATAGAAGAAGAGGTCCAAAGACGAGTTGCATTTGGCTGGACAGCTCGTCTTGAGATTATTTCGAAATTATATGACATCCCTGTAGAGCAGCTTATCCGCGACACATCCCAGTGTCAAGACAAATTCTGCAAGGGAGTGTTGAAGTGCGGCAGGTGTTGTACAAAGAATCCGCAGTCGAACGGGTACTGCGGTTTCCACCAAAATCAAGCTCCGTTACTGAATGTCGTCGGAGTAGAAACTTCAAACACCAATTTTGTTTGGAATTCAACAAGTGCGCCAAGTCGCTTAAACATATAAATATCCAAATAATACAGATACGATGAATAAATCTACACTTCTGCTTGAGAGTCTCACCCGATTTTTCAATGAAACAAAGAATTCAGAACAACTACACGATATTCTCTCTCACCGCAAGGGCATCTCCTTGCGTAATTTGGAGTGGTTTGTCACGAATTACTCCAAGTCACGTCACGTGACATATACAGCACCGAATGGCAAGATGTTTACAGTACATGTTGCGTACAAATCTTCACTCGACGGATATTCAAAAAAGCTGTTCGATCCATTTTGTCGTACAGAAAGAATAGAGTTTCAAGGAGTCACCACGACTGTAGCACAACTGAATTTTATCAAGTTTGCAATTGTAAATGGGGTGATTGATTACTTGGAGAATAACAGACATTTGCTCAAAAACGTTTCAGGACATGAAAGGCAGACGGGCAAACCCACCGGAAAACTCGAGAATCGTGTAGCCGTAATAGAACAAGTATAAGTTGTACCCCTGGAGAACTTGTTGGGCGTACTTTTGCTGAAAGACAATTTGAATTGTAGTTGTCTGTGAATTCAACTTTGAAAAATTAATATAGCCGCCGGCGTTGTACTCTTTTGGATTCAACCCAAACGAGTACATGTAAATATTCTTTGCAGGAATGGACAAATTATGCTCCATAGGCTGCTTGAATGCGTAATAGAGAGACCCGTCAAAAGTGCTCGTAATGTTGATATTGTTTAATAAAATCTGAACAGACTGGACAGGGTCCACAAAATATGTCGTCTGAGAAACGAAATTCAGAGGAACAGCCGTTTTAACATACTTTGTCGTAAATCCATATTCGTACCGCGAGTCATTGTACAGCTGAGAAGTCACCGTTTCATACTTTTTGTTTCTGAAAAACCAAATGAGCATCTGAACTGGAAAACTTGCCGTCAATTGAAGCTGCGGTGTAAAA